TTGTCAACTGTAAAGTTGAGCCAGTTGCTGTCAAGTATAGATCTACGCCATTGGCATCTGTGCCACCAACCATAATTGGTGTAACACCAGAAGATACTGTAATGCTTGTATTCTTTGCCACATCTGGGAGTAGTGTTACTCGACCAATGTTAAATACATCTACACCAGCAGACTTGTTAAAACGATAACCAACAGTCTCACCTTCAACTGGTTCTTCGTAACGAATACCAGCGCCGTAATGAAATGAGGATTGGCTACGAAGCCACCAACCTGTGAGCGTCTGCTCACCTGGTTCCTTCTGTTGGTCAATCTGTTGCTTGCGATACTGCGCAGTCTCACGCTTGTATGGATGTTCTTTGCTAATACCAAGGAAGAACGGCAGACCTGCAATAGCGCAGTCGTAATTATTAGCCGTGTTGTAGTAGGTATTTCCAGAGTTAGCAGGTAAGCCAACTGGATCAACGGGACGTTCCGCAATGTGCTTATAGCCGTCTATAGCCACCTATACTCCTTAGTTTAAGTCCAATAAAAAAGCCCCCTTGCGGGGGCTGGGTAATGCTTGGTGTTACTTAGATAGAGCCGCAATCTCATCGGCTGTTAGACCGAGAGCCGCTAGTTTAGCCTGAGCCGCAGCCTTGTCTGCTTCTACCTTTGCTGCTTCTGCTTCTGCTGCAGCCTTTTGGTCTGCTGCTGCTTGAGCGGCAACAGCCTGTGCTGCAATTTCGTCAGCGGTTAAATCACGAGTGGTGACAATACCAGTCTCACAATTTACCTCAATCGCTTGTGGTGTATCTGCCATTTGTTTCTCCTTAGTTATGAATTGGATATGCCGTAGAGGGTAAAAGTTGAGTATTGAACAAAAGATGAGCCACTGTCCGAAGCAAATGTTATTCTGTTAATAGCGGGATTACCTGAGTAATTCCAAAGATGTGCGTGTAACCCTATATATACTTGGCTAGAATTGTTTTCCATAACATTATCATCAGATACAGATTTTAAATTATTAGAAGTATAATTTGGAACATAAATCTCAATATTGCTAAAAGTATTAGAAGTAGCATTACCACCATCAATTTCACCAACATAAAAATATGATAATCCAGTCAAATTATCGCTACTAGTACCAGAACTTTGGTTATCGGTAAGACGAAGTGTTTGATAACCTGATGAAATATTATTAAAAGTCATTGTAAGGTTGTCGTAAAAAAGACTACGAGTAGTTCTAGCACTAACCTTTATAATTAAATCCGTATAAGTGCTAGGAATACTTGTAAAGTCAATAGAAGATGCGCCACCTGAACCTACGGTGTTAGAAGCGATAAGAGTCATTGTTGGATTAGCCATTAGTTATATCTCCTATGCTGCGGCTATGCCGTAGAGGGTAAAGGTTGAGCCAGCAATAAGGTTGTAACCAAATGAACCATTTATCACTATCGTAGTAATGGCAGATGTGTTACGCCATAAACCAACTTCAGCAGTTGTGTAACTTGTTGTATTCCACCGAGTTAAAGTTGTTTTATATGTGCTAGTGTTTGAATAATTCATAAAATGAGTAATTGAAATATTGCCCAAACTAGTAGAAAAATATCCTAAATCCATTGCTGGTTGATTTGTAAATCTATCACTCGTTGCTGCTGTTCCATTTCCGTAAACGCGAGTATAAGAATAATTTGTCCCAGTATCAGAATTAAATACCGCAAGAATTGCGCCAGTAGTTGATATTCCAGCATTTGCCACCAACACCAAATCCGTATAGGTACTAGGAATGGAACTAAAGGTTACAGATGAAGCACTAGACCCTAAAGTCTGCGTAGCAATAGGCGTATAAGTTGCTGCGCTTGCCACTATGCACCTACCTTTGCGTTGTTTTTATCATTTTTAATTGTTGCGCCAGCAGCCATTATTTCACCCCGTAAAGTGCGAAGGAAGAGTATTGTTGCCAAGAACCGCCACCTGGCGTTATGACGATTGAACTAATTGCAGATGTTGAATACCAAGCACCGCTTCTAAATAAAACATAACCACTACCATTTTGGTCATTACCACTTAATGTTTTAATAGTTTTATTTTTATTTCCGTTGGCATAATCTAAAACATCTACAATAAATGCGCCATACATATTTGCGCTTGACGAATTGCCTGTTGTAAGTCCCGTATATGCCCAAACTTGAGAAGTTCCAGCGCTTCCAGAAGCACTTGAACCATCGCCAGCAAGTTGATGTTCTGAATAATTTGACCCAGTATCGCCATTAAATTGAAAGAAAGCGTTAGTGTTTGTGCTACCTGATTCGGTTGAACGAGCCATAGCCCTAATCTGCAAATGCGTATAAGTGCTAGGAATAGAACTAAATGTAATACTGCTTGCTCCACCTGAACCGACAGTTACGGTAGCAATAGAAGCATAGTTATTGGTAACTAAATGCCCCGATATTTGCGAGGCGTATATGCCGAGTATGGGTGACATTATGCCAAATCTCCAATGACTAACCAATTATTGGCGCTGGTCTGAATTGCAGTAGCCGCACTATATTGCACGCGAGTCTTAGGAGCAGTTGCCGTAGCACCAGTTGATGTAATAGTCACACCGCTTCCTTGAGTAATTGTTGTCTGACCAGCGCCAGTCTGTGCGAAGTTTAACACAGTTCCTACTGGAAATGCCACTGATGAGTTAGGCGGGATAGTCACCGTGTTGGCAGAGGCGTTAGACAAAGTAACAAGGGTGTTATTGCCATCGCCCAAGACAAAGGTATATGAAGCAGTTTGGGCATTAACCGTAACTGCTGGAACAGCGCTTCCGTTAACAAGTAATGAGACGGCCATTAGAGTGTTACTCCTGTCGCTGTAAAGTCGGTGTTACCAACAGTTGAATATACGGTAATTGTGTCACCTGTCGCTAATGTCCAACCTGGTTGTTCGTGAATAGTGCTATTGCCAGGCACGTTAAAACCGTAGTACTGGTAATAAGCAGAGCCACCAGATTTGGTAATGCTGACACGGATTGCATCAGTAGATGTTCCTTTATTGCAGACAGTAAAGGAGCCTACGATAGAGCCGTTAGTTGACCCTGTAACAAGGGTAGATGAGCCAGCCGCTGAGGGCGTAGCCTGTCCTAGTACGACGTATGCTGTAGCCATTATGCTAAGTCTCCAATCAATGTGAAGGTATTGGTTCCTGTGCAAACAATGGTGGCTGCACTGTACTGTGTGCGTAACTTAGTTCCAGTCCCTGTAAAGGTAGAAGTTCCATCTCCCTGTACGGTTACCTGTCCCGCGCCAATTTGCTGGATGTTGATCTGTTGACCAACCGTAAAGACAGCCGATGGGATGGTCAAGGTTATGGCAGATGAGTTACTTAAGGTAACCAGTTTGTTTAAGTCGCTAGATACGAGGGTGTAGGTTGTACCAGTCTGAGGATTGAGAACAAGGTTAGTTGTTGCTGGTGTTACCCAGGCGATACCAGTTGCTGTTGATGAAAGGTATTGACCTGAAGCACCAGTAGAGCCACTGGCAGCAATTGTGCCTGTAATGACTGGGCTGTTAATTGTTGGACCAGTTGCAAAAACAAGTGAACCTGAACCAGTCTCATCGGTAACTACTGCGGCTAGGTTAGCCGATGTTGGCGCACCAAGGAATGTGGCTAGTGAGCCAGTTACTCCATGCGCACCATCAGTTAATGCAGTATTGTAATGCGTTTGAGTATCTGTTAAATCTTGGGCTGTAATAACGTGACGTATTACTGCACCCACTGCGTGAGATTGTGGCGTTGATCCGTTAAAACCACGAGTAATGCTAATAGTTGTACCAGATACTGCCGTTACCAATACAAGTTCTTCTGTTGCTGCGTTGTAGTCAATCGCCAACACAAATGGAAAACTGCTTGGATAACCAATCGGGGATGTATTGAGTGTTGCTGTTGTAGAACCGCTGGTTATTGCTGAACCAAGGGTATTGTCTACAGCAACTGCTGAGTAGTATCTTGTCACTGATTATCCTAACTTGTGTAGTGCGTGCGGGGTGGGAACTGGGCTTCAAGACGACGAATCTCAATTTGTAAACGCGCTTGATAAAGATTTTGAATTGCACGGCCAATGTTGACTGCTGAACCAATTGGGTTAGATTGACTCATTGCATCTGCTTCTGCGGTTAGTGCTGGTACACGACCAAAATCAAGATACATGGCAGTACGATATGCGGCTCCAAGGACAATGACTTCACGTGCTGAATCTGATAAACCAGTCATAGAAAAATCATCGTTATCATATTGAATAACAGTTGGCTTTTTTGTATAAGTTACCATGACGGGACGACCAGGAATAATACCCTCACGGATAGAAATAGTCTTACCACTGTTCCATACCAATGGGTTAGCAGTACGATCTACACGATAATGGCGAATAGGCAACCATTCTTTAGAAGGTCCAATGGTGCGCCATGAGGCAGCCAATACATCTATACATTCATCTGGCAGAACATAAGTTGTTACTGCTGCTTGAAAGTTAAAAATTGTGTAATAGGTACCAAACAAATCTGGATATACAGCATCAATTGCTTGTTGCAAATTGCGACGAATTACTGAGCGTGGAAACGACGGAGTAATTGTGACTCGTGTACCAGCCGTATGAACTGCAGCGGTTGTATCACGAAAGCCACGACCATATGTTGGAATAGTGGCTGTGTTAGTTGTACGGTCAAATGAGTCAACCCAGATCAATTCATCATCAATTTCAACCAAACCACGAGTTAGTACTGTTCCATCGGCAACTGTAAAGGTTAGGTCGGTTGCTGTCATTGGAGCGGTTAGGTAGGTTGCTTGATCCTGGCGATTGGTATAACCAGTAAGTGATAAAGCAGTTTCGTCAATAAGGTCTACAAATAAAGTCATGATGCTATCAACGATGCTGCTAGATTTTCGCCAAGACCATATGTGCCAGCCAATGAATTTAAAATTCCTGGCAGATCAATATTGTAATTTGGCTTAGTAAAACGTTTTCCGTAAAGGTAGTTAAGCGCACCCTCAGTATCCAAAGGGGTTGTTGTACCAGCCCAAACATTTGCAGCACCTTGTGTATCAAGGGTTGGTACGCCATTAACTAATGTACCTGCCAAACGATTCATACTGTACTGCAGACTTGGGGGCGTCGTCATTTACTTACCTTTCGTTGGATGTGTCTTGTGCCATTTCTTAACAGCGGCTACGCCGCCAGCAATGGTTTTAACATCTGCCTTCTTAGTTAAATCAATTTTCTTAAATGTTGTTTTCTTTGAGCCAGGATGGTTGACAACAATGTCACCATTGCTGGCTTTGGTAATTACATGCTTTTGATTGCCAATTGTAATTGTGTCAGTAACCGCTTGCTTTGCAGCACCGCGTGTTTTGACTACTTTGTTGGCCATGTAACTGTGCCGCCGACGCCTTCATACTCACCATAAGGTGTTTCAGTTGGCTTGCCGTCTAGTTTGCCAGTTGCCTTAACTGCATTGTTATTGCATCCACATGAAGCGCACATATTATTTACCACCTTTTTTCTGAGGCATTGCTACCTTCTTTAGATTTGGATTTGCTTTCTTTGCTGCTGGTGAAGCCTTACGAGTTGAAGATGCAAGGATTGCTCCTGCTGACTTCATTGATACGCCAGACTTTTTAGCGATTGACTTTTGAGCGGCTGCGAAGCCCATACCCTTTTTTGCTGCTGCCATTTACTTGCCTTTCTTGATCTTGGCTACAAGTGCTTTATCCATTTTCATATCAGCCTTTGCGGATGGCTTCTTTTTATCCATCGCAGCATCGGCTTTTTTAAAGGCTGCCTTTTGTGCTGGCTTTAATCCTTTAGTAACTTTTGCGTCTTGCTTTTTATCATTCATAGCCATTAGATAACTCCAGTTTCTTTCATTACAGAAGCGGTTTGCTTAGTAATCTTTTGTGCCGCAGGCATAACTCCAGCATCAAATGCTGCGCCTAGTTTGTCGCTTGCTTCCTTGGCTTCAGCAACTGCTTTCATTGTTGTACCAGCGGGTTGTATGCCCTGTGAGCGAGCATCTGCA